TCTAAAGAGCAATGGTTCGATCCCAGAAGGTTACTGTGTAAACCACTTCTTGACCGATCCTGATGCTTGGTTCTTGACGACTGACGTTCCTAACGGTCTAAAGCACTTTGTTCGTACCCCGATGGCAACATCGATGGACGGCGACTTCGACACCGGTAACGTTCGTTACAAGGCTCGTGAGCGTTATTCGTTCGGCTGGTCTGATCCGCTAGGCGTCTTTGGTTCACCGGGCGCTTAAGTTGTAGGAGGGGGGTTGCAAAACCCCCCTTTTGTTGTATTCTTTAGGGACTAGGATTTTACTCGTACCAACTGACCTAGCAGACTTAGTAGAGAGGGTGCGAGGATGTGCTACTACACGAGGACAATATGGCAACTACTACCTTTTCCGGCCCAGTAAAGGCTGGCACAATCAAAGATACTACCGGTACTACGGTAGGCACTAATGTAGCAAACGTAGGTTTTGTTTTGATGGCTCAATCTGCCTTAATTGACATTATTGGCGCCACTTCAAACAATCAAGTCGTTGCTACTATTCCTGCAAACTCACAGATCGTTGACGTTATCCTAAACGTTGCGATTGTCAATAACGACACTGGTACAGCCGCTGTTGAAGTTGGAACCTCTTCTGATGCTAATGCGTTTATTCCAAGCACTAGCGTTAAGACGCTTGCAACCACCCGGGGCACTCTGGACACAGAAGCCACGAACGTTGGAACGACAGATTTGCAGGTTCTGGTTGACTTTGCTGCCCAAAACGGTGACGGTACAACTGGTTCAGCAACGGTAACTGTTCTTTATATTCAGAACAACAACTTAGCATAATAGGAGGCTGACATGGCTTCCATGCAATATGATGTATTTGGCACAAAGCCGTTAACTGCTACTGGTAATTTTAAAGACCAGAACAATAACGACATTAATCGTACTCGTATCAAAACCATATACGCGGTAAATGGTACGAGTGCTGGTTCTGTTGTTATCCGCGAAGGCGGCGCTAGTGGTGACATCGTGCTGACTGTAGATACTGCTGCAAGCGGTACGGCTGGCTATACCATCATTCCTTTACCGGGTGAAGGTATTTTGGTCAAAACAGGCACGCTACACGGCACTGTTACTAACACAACTTCAATGGTACTTTTCTACGGATAACCAAAAAATGCAAAATGAAAAAGGTTACACGTTAGCAGGCCATAAGATCTTCTTTGGAATCCCTGCTTACGACCACAAAGTTTCACTCAAGCAAGCAATCTCTTTGATGCGGTTTGCCCAACAGGCACCACAGCATGGGATTGACATCACGATTGGAAGTATTTGTGGGTGCTCGGTAGTTTCCCGGGCACGTAATCTTTTAGTTCAAGACTTTTTGGAGTCCGATGCTACGGAGTTGATGTTCATTGATGCGGACATTAACTTCCAACCAGAGGACATTATCCGTTTGATGGCTTGGGTTACGGAAGACAACATTGATATTGCTGCCGGTATCCCATGCGCCAGAAAGGCAGAAAAGACCTACATCGTCAAGTTAGATGAAGACGAAAAGGGTGTCACCATGAACGGCATGGGGCTAGTACGTGCACAACGTGTGGCTACCGCCTTTATGATGATTAAGCGAAAAGTTATTGAGGATCTGGTTAAAGATAACCCAGAGTGGCATTACTGGGATGAAAGAACCGGACGCTCAATGTCGGCTATTTTTGATTTCGCTGTAAAAGACAATTCCTATGTGGGTGAAGACTACCTGTTCTGCGACCGCGCTCGTGCGGCAGGATTCCAAGTTTGGGTAGACCCAACGATTAAGTTAGGCCACATGGGTGTACAAGAGTACGAGGGAGACTATGGCAATGAAGCCTTCTATCCACGGCTCGTTAAAGATGGGAAAGTAGCAAATGGCTAAGACTCCTGCGTGGCAACGCAAAGAGGGTAAGAACCCAAAAGGTGGGCTAAATGCTAAGGGAAGGGCATCGTATAACGCTGCCAATCCCGGTAAGCCCGGACTCAAAGCTCCGCAGCCAGAAGGCGGTGCCCGTAAGAAATCATTCTGTGCCCGTATGACAGGCATGAAAAAGAAACTAACCAGCGCTAAAACCGCTAACGACCCAAACAGTCGTATCAATAAAAGCCTGCGGGCATGGAAATGTTGACATGGAACAGTTTTTCTTAGTTGGGTGGTCTGCCTTACTAACTGCTTTTGTAGCGGTAGTTGGGTTTATTGCCCGTGAAAAGAACGAGAAACTAAAAGATCTCGAAGATAAAGTTAACAACGCTAGAGTGGAGGTGGCTCGTGAAAACGCTACTAAAACAGAAATTGCACAACTTGTTGAACACTTTGATACAAGGTTTAACCGCCTTGAAATCAAAATTGATGGCCTTATTTCAAAGGGGTAAATGATGCTAAAAGACATTCCGGAAGATAATACCGGACTTCCTAATCTACCTGAAGCCGTCCGCAATAAGATGGGCTATAAACGTAATGGCGGCAAGATCCCTACTATGAAAAAAGGGGGTTCAGTTGGTTCAGCTTCTAAACGTGCTGACGGTATTGCTATGCGCGGTAAGACTCGTGGAAAGATGGTGTAAATCATGAAATCAGACCGCACTAAGAAAATTGAAGAGTCTCAGGTAGATCCCGACGAAGACACTATGACTCGGGGTGTTCGCGGTGCTATGCGCGGTATAGCGTTAGGCGCAAGTAAAGCTGGAGACTTTGTAAAACAAGGTGTAGAAGATTTAAAACGCGGTGCTCAGACTACCGCCGATGACATTCATATGCTACTGGGTACAAAACGCGGGGAAATGAAAGAAGAGTATTTGCAGAAAAAATACAACCGTCCGGAGTATAACCGCGAGCAAGCAGAAAAATCTGAGGCTGCGGCAACTTTAAAGCGCGAATCTCGTGGGATGAAAAAAGGTGGAAAAGTCAAAATGTCTTCCGCTTCTAAGCGCGCTGATGGTATTGCTGCTCGTGGTAAAACCCGTGGAAGGATGGTGTAACGTGGCTTCTTCGATCTTACCTCAAGTAATAGAAATGGTTGTTCGTGGGATGGTAAATAAACCAAAAGAAGAGAAACCAAAAGAAGACAAGAAAGAAGAAGCGCCTAAGTCTGAGCCAGAGAAAAAACGGGCTGGTGGTGTTATTAAATCATCTGCTTCTAAGCGTGCTGATGGAATTGCTCAACGGGGTAAGACCCGTGGAAAGATGGTCTGATGCCAGCCGTATCAGCCAAACAAGAACGGTTTATGCAAGCAGTGGCTAATAACCCAAAGTTTGCAAAAAAGGTGGGCGTACCAACGTCCGTAGGCAAAGAGTTCACTAAAAAGGAAGGTGGAGTCATGAAAGAGTCAAAGGCAATGATGAAGAAGGAAGTGTCCTTTATGAAGAAAAAGGGCGCCCCTAAGTCCATGCTCAAGCATGAGATGGCTGAAGCCGGTATGAAAAAGATGAAGGCTGGCGGGTTAGCTGCTGGTCATAAGTCTGCTGATGGTGTTGCTTCCAAGGGCAAGACTAAAGGTAAAGTAGTAAAAATGGCTTACGGTGGTAAGTGCTAAATGCGTCCAAGCCGGGGAATGGGGATTATCAACCCCTCTAAAATGCCGAAGGCCAAGACGATCACCCGTAAGGATGATCCGAACAAGGTCAAGATGTTTGCTAAAGGTGGTGAGTCTAAGGTAAACGAGGCTGGTAATTACACTAAACCCGGCATGCGCAAGCGTTTATTTGAGAGTATTAAGGCTGGCGGTAAGGGCGGCGCTCCGGGGCAATGGAGTGCTCGTAAAGCCCAGATGCTGGCTTTGCAGTACAAAAAATCCGGTGGTGGGTATAGAGATTGAAAGCGCCCCAAAAAAGTCTGAAAGCATGGACAGAACAAAAGTGGAGAACTAAAAGTGGCAAACCTTCTACGCAAGGATCGCAGGCTACAGGGGAAAGATACCTCCCAAGCAGCGCCATCAAAGCGCTCTCCCCGCAAGAGTACGCCGCGACCACCCGTGCCAAGCGAGCCGGTAAAGCAGCCGGAAAGCAGTTCGTCCCCCAGCCTAAAAGAGTGGCTAAAAAAGTTGCTCCACATAGGAAAATAGGATGAGCACAACTGGGACGACCAACTTTAATCTGCAACTCAACGAACTCGTTGAAGAGGCGTTTGAGCGAGCCGGTGCTGAGCTACGCACAGGCTATGAATTACGCACAGCCCGTCGTTCCCTAAACCTATTGACGATTGAGTGGGCTAACCGGGGTATTAACCTTTGGACGGTTGAGCAGGGTCAGATTTCCTTGGCTCAAGGCCAGATAACTTACCCCCTACCTATAGATACAATTGATTTGATGGATATGGTTGTAAGAACCCAAACTGGTATTAATCAGTCAGACATCAATATCAACCGGATTTCTAGCAGCACCTACTCGACAATCCCCAATAAAAACGCCCAAGGCAGGCCGATTCAGGTCTGGATTAACCGGCAGACTGGGTACAGTTATCTGTCCAATGTCACCCTGAGTGGCAACATTACGTCTTCGGATACGACCATAACTCTGAGTTCTACGGCTGATCTAGCCAATGTTGGCTTTATTCAGATTGGGTCTGAAATTATTGGATACAGTGGAGTCAGCGTAACTGCCCCTTTAAACCAACTTCAGAACTGCGTTCGGGGTGTAAACGGTACAACGGCTGCGGCTCATACATCTGGTGCGGCAATTACTGTACAGAACCTACCCTCGGTTAACGTATGGCCTGCCCCGGATCAAGGATCTACAGCGGCTCCTTACTACACGTTTGTTTACTGGCGCTTGCGCCGGATGCAGGATGCCGGTAATGGTACGTCCACAGAAGATATTCCGTTTCGCCTTCTCCCCTGTTTGGTAGCAGGACTGGCTTATTACATTGCCATGAAGATTCCGGAAGGGGCGGCTAGATTAGATATGCTGAAAGCGGCTTACGAAGAGCAGTGGTTATTGGCTTCAAGTGAGGATCGTGAAAAGGCTGGGCTGCGGTTGTCGCCCCGGCAGTATTTTTATTGATGGTGGGCTATGTCTGGGCCAAAGTTTGCTTCTGGTAAAAAGGCAATATCGGAGTGCGATAGATGCGGGTTTCAGTACAAGTTAAAGGAATTGAAGAAAATCGTCATCAAGACAAAGAACATCAATTTGCTAGTTTGCCCGACGTGCTGGGAACCAGATCAGCCGCAGTTGCAGTTAGGAATGTATCCTGTATACGACCCACAGGCTTTGCAGAATCCAAGGAAAGATACAAGTTATTTACAGGCAGGTTTTAATGGTACCCAAGTTGAAAACATTAACCCGCCCGATCCAGACGCAACCGATGCTTTTGGTATGCCATCTGGGGGTAGTAGGATCATCCAGTGGGGGTGGAACCCTGTTGGCGGGGCAAGAGATAATGGATTAACGCCCAATAATTTAGTTGCACAGGGCAGTGTTGGAACCGTAACAGTAACTACTTAAGGAGTTTGAAATGGATATGAAAGCAGCATTGAAGGCACACATGGCTAAAAAGGGCGCCAAGGCTCACCCTGATTCCAATGTGAAGAAGTTGGCTAAGGGTGGTAAGACTAATGCTCAAATGAAGGCTATGGGCCGTAATTTGGCAAAAATCGCCAACCAGAAAAAGCCCATGTCAATGGTTCGTAAAACGGGGATCTAATATGGATAAGCCAGTTAAGCAAATACCTATCGTGCCCAATAACAATGGGTACCCAAACAACGTGCCTAATACGCAAACCCAGAAAATTCGTGGTACTGGGGCGGCGACTAAAGGCACAGGTCACAGCAAAAAGATGGGCTAAATGAACTACACCGAACTAACCGCTGCAATTAAGGCGTATTGTGAGAATGACTTCCCACAGGTAGTGGGGTCGGGCGGTCTTACATCGGCTGAACAGATAGCAACATTTGTTCAAAATGCTGAAGAGAGGATCTATAACTCTGTTCAGATTCCAGCCATTCGTAAGAATATGACGGGGGCTACAACTTCCGGCAATAAGTACTTAGCACTTCCACCTGATTGGCTCTCCACATTCTCTCTAGCGGTGGTTTGTAACGGCCCCACTACCCTCCCAGACGGGCGGGTGTTTGCTTCCGGGGACTATGTTTACCTACTCAATAAGGATGTGAACTTCATTCGTGAGGCATACCCAAGTCAGACAGATACGGGTTTACCCACCTATTACGCTGTGTTTGACTACAACACGTTCATTCTTGGGCCGATGCCTAATGCAAACTATACGGTTGAGTTGCATTACTTCTACTACCCAACTTCGATTGTGACTGCTGGCACCTCGTGGCTTGGGGATAACTTTGAGTCTATCCTCCTGTACGGCTCCCTGTTAGAAGCGGCGTCGTTTATGAAGTCTGAGGCTGATGTCGTCAATATGTATAAAGAGCGCTACAACGAAGCCATGTTGCTCCTCAAGCAGTTGGGCGATGCCAAGGATCGTCAGGACGCCTATCGTTCTGGTCAGGTGAGGTACCCGGTTAAATGATCCCTGATCTGTCCGGCAAGAAGATCGCAATCGTGGCTATGGGTAAGTCCCATAATCAGTTTGTGCTGGCTAAAACCCACTCCCAGCCGATTGATGAGGTCTGGGCGATCAATGCTATGGCAGGCGTTATCTATCACGACAGGGTGTTTATGATGGATCCAGCGAGCCGGTTCTTAGATTCTGATGACGCTGGCACCCAGACTGGGATTATGCGGTCTGTTCTTAAGTCCCACCCCGGCCCAATATATACCTGCGAGTTAGATAACCGTTGCCCCGGATTGGTGGAGTTTCCGCTTGATGAGGTCATGAACGCTTGCGGTACTGGGTACTTCAATAACACGGTTGCCTACGCTATTGGATATGGCATTGCAGCAAAAGTGGCTGAGATGCATCTTTACGGGATTGACTTCTCCTACAAGAAGGTTGTGCATTTTGCCGAGGCTGGACGGGCTTGCTGTGAGTTTTTATTGGCTAAGGCTATGGAACGTGGCATCAAGGTTGGGATCGCTCAGGGGTCTTCCCTGCTAGATACAAACGAGCCAATAGCAAGTAAACTCTATGGGTATCACAGACTGGCTGAACCGTTGGTGGTAGGCATTGAAGACGATAAGTTTGTGACCAAAAAGTATTCGGAAATCAAAGATTCTTTAGAACCACAGGAGCCTGAGTACCGTGCTCCAGAAGCGCTGAGGACTTAATGTTTGAAGTAAAAATGGGGCAGATCCATAGCCCAATGATTAAAACCAGCGACTTTGGTGGCTTGCCGCTAGAGGACTTGGCTGAGGTATGCGCCGACAAGATTCTGGGCGTGGCTGATTCTGCACCCCCTGCCATCCGTGAGCAGGCTAAATATTTCCGGCAACAGATTGAAAAGACAATTTTTGAGTATTTAAAGAGAGCAGCGCAGTCTGAAAGGGCTACCTGCATCCAAGTTTGTGTTCAGGGCGGGGAAGAAAAAGCCGCTCATTTATTAAGGAGAAGTTAAATGGCTTTCACCGGTAATTTCATGCCAACGTCCTTCAAGGTTGAGATCCTGAAGGGTGTCCACAATTTTTCAACTGGCTCCGGTCAGACCTTTAAACTGGCTATGTATAACAACAGTGCCTCGTTTACGGCTGCAACCACGGCCTACACCACAACTAACGAAGTAGCGGCTTCCGGCTCTTATGCGGCTGGTGGCGGTACGCTTACCAAAGTTACACCGACATCTTCGGGAACTACAGCATTTACCGATTTTGCTGACATCTCGTTTACTACGGCAACTATTACCGCTTACGGCGCCATGATCTATAACGACACGGCTACGGGTAATCCCGCAGTAGCAATTCTGGACTTTGGTGGTGCTAAGACTTCGACTTCGGGGACTTTTACCATCATCTTCCCTGCGGCAACAGCAACCGGGGCGATCATTAGAATCGCCTGATGGATTAAAATGTGGCGACAATCAGTGGCTGGGGAAAAGGTTCTTGGGGGCAAACCCCTTGGGGATCTGACCAAACCAACGTCGAAGTTCCGCTTAGTGGTTGGGGCTACGGTGGGTGGGGTGAGACCTCATGGGGCAGAGGCTCTGCGGGAGTTGAAGGCACCGGCGCTGTTGGCTCCGTCACAATCCAGACAACAGTTAGTGTCAACGTCAATGTTACCGGCGTATCTGCAACCGGCACAGTTGGTCAGGTACTCGTCTTTGGCGATGCAAACGTTTCAGTCACCGGTGTTCAGGCACAGGGATTCATCGGGCAAGCCCAAACAGCCGCCGGTGCTTCTGTCGCCGTCACGGGAGTCCAAGGCACCGGATTCATTGGGCAGGCCGCAGTCAGTGGAAGTGCAGTTACCAGCGTCACGGGGGTCTCAGGTAGCGGTTCTGTTGGCTCCGTTACCGCAAGCGCAGGGGCTAGTGTCACCCTTACCGGGGTCAGCGCAACAGGCTTCATCGGGCAAGCGCAAGCCACAGGAACAGCAAACGTCATCCTCACAGGGGTTAGCGGGTCTGGTCAAATCGGTTCAGTTACGGTTGTCCCGCAGACAGTCGTTCAAGTCACAGGCGTTCAGGCTACAGGCTTTGTTGGACAAGTCTCTGTTACAGGTGACGGGGTTGTTACTGTTACTGGCGTTCAGGCAGTTGGCTTTATTGGGCAAGCAGTTGTTATCCAAAGCGCTACGGTCACGCTTACCGGTGTTGAGGGTACAGGCCAAATTGGTCAAGTCACCACTCAGGCTAACGCCGACGTACCTACCACGGGGCTACAAGCCGTTGGTCAAGTTGGGTCAGTTACAGCGTTTATCGGGGATGCCAATGTCTACCCAACGGGCGTCCAAGGAAATGCTCAGGTCATGTCTGTCTTTATATCGGTTTGGACTTCGGTTAATGACAGTCAGACCGCTAACTGGCAAAATGTCAACGATTCGCAGACTTCAAGTTGGGTACCCGTTAATGATTCACAGACCCCAAATTGGGTCGATATAGCAGCGTAAAGGACTAAAAATGACTATCAACCGCACCACCCTTTTGGATCTCCCGCTTCCAGTTACTGGAACCGAGTCTGGTACTTGGGGAGATGTTACAAATAACGGGCTAACCCAATACCTAGATATTGCCATCGCCGGACGGACTGCGTTAACAAGCGCTAACTTTACTGCCGGGGCGTTGACTATTTCAACGACAGAGGGTGATTCTGGGGCAACCAATATTGCGGCAAGTTCAGCCCAGTACGCCACTCTCTACGTATCTTCTTTAGCGGCTAATTCCACGATCACGGCGCCTAGTTCTAACCGTGCGTACAGAGTTATCAATGCCGACTCTACCTATACCTTGACGGTTAAGGCTTCGGGGCAGACCGGGGTTACGTTCCCAGTTAATACATCTGGAACGGTTGTGTTTAACGGCACGGACTACCAGATCCTTGATACCTTCAGCACACTGCTCAATGTCGATAACCTAAGACTCGACGGCAACACGCTGTCTGCAACAAACACCAACGGAAACGTCACGCTTTCCGCAAATGGTACGGGTCGGGTTCAGGTTACAGGTACTTCTGCGGTTGCTGGCGGGATTGAGTTTTATGAGGATACCGACACCGGTACTAACTACATTGCTCTGCAAGCACCATCAAGTGTTGCTTCAAACGTCACGTTTACCCTGCCAAGCACAGATGGTACAAGCGGTCAGGCAATCGTAACAAACGGTAGTGGAACCCTTTCTTTCGGTAATGCAGGTATTTCCACAGGAAAATCTATCGCTATGGCGATGATCTTCGGATTTTGATTTTTGGATTCTAGATGAATAATCTGTGGTCAGATGAGCGTAGAAAAAAGTACAGCGATGATGCAAAGGCTCGCTGGGCTGATCCGTTCTATCGTGCTAATCACGGTAAATCAATTCAGAAACCTCCCTGTTGCCCGTCGTGCGGTGAAACAAATATCGCCAATTTTTACGTTGATAAAAAAGGTTTTCGCACAAATAAAGTTTGCCGTGAGTGCCATAAAAAACAATGTCTTGTTCGCTGGCACGCAAAGCCTCAACTGGATCGCCAAGCGTCTAGGTCGTATAAGTATGGTATTACTGCGGATGACTTTAAGCAGATGTTTGAGGCCCAACAAGGCAAGTGCGCTATCTGTAACGAAGAACCAAAGACGAAACGTGGGTTGCACGTTGACCACGACCATGAAACCGGTAAAGTACGAGGACTGCTGTGCCACGGTTGCAATGTGGCCTTGGGGTCTTTTAAGGAAGATGTAACCCTGCTCAACAAAGCAATCGAATATTTAAGGAGTTAGTAAATGGCAAATCCAAATATAGTTAACGTCACGACGATTTACGGCAACTCGTCCAGTACATCTCTGACGACAACCTCAGCAACCTCATTGGTCAGCAATGCTGCTTCCAGTGGCAAAGTCTTCAAGATCAACTCGATTGTAGTTGCTAACGTAGACGGAACCTCGGCGGCAGACATTACGATCAACGTATACAGCCAAGCGGCTTTAGGTGGAACGGCGTTTCCAATCGCTTCGACCATCTCAGTCCCGGCTGATGCTACCCTGATTGTAACGGACAAGACCACATCGTTTTACCTGCTTGAGAACCAATCCATCGGTGCTACGGCAGGATCGGCAAGTGACCTAGTGGTTACTGCCTCATGGGAAGAGATAAACTCTTAAGGATCTGAGATGCCCATTCACGGCTACCCCGGTAACGTAATTACCGCCAACCCAACAGCGCCGACAGTTAGTTCGGCTTCTGGCGTTTGGACGACTGAGCAGTCAGGGTAACTGGCCCGGATATGAGTATCCAATCTCCCGCAGTCTCAGATTCAATAGCGCAGACTCGGCGTATTTGAACAGGACTCCTGCAAGTGCTAGTAACCGCAAGACTTGGACTTGGTCGGGATGGGTTAAGAAAAGTGCTTTAGGCTCACTTGGTTATTTGTTTAGTGTTCCAGATTCTACTGGTCATGCTTCACTTCGATTTACTACTTCTGATACATTAGAGTGGGCTGCATTTACAGCGGCAAACGGTGCAGCAACAACTAATGCAGTATTTCGTGATGCTTCTGCTTGGTATCATATTGTGTTTGCAATGGATACTACTCAAGCAACGACAACAAACAGAATAAAATTGTATGTAAATAACGTATTACAAACTTTTTCTTCTTACACGGCTCCAACGCAAAATCAAGATACACCAGTAAACAACACAGTAGAACACGACATTGGCAAAAGGGTTAATGTAAGTGAATATCTTAGTTCGTATTTAACCGAAATAAACTTCATAGACGGTCAAGCCCTTGAGCCATCCTCATTTGGTCTAAACGACCCAGAGACAGGTGTATGGTCTCCAAAACGGTACACCGGCACATACGGCACTAACGGCTTTTATCTCAAGTTTGCCGACAACTCTGGCACTACGTCTACAACGCTCGGCAAAGACTCCTCTGGCAACAGCAACAACTGGACGCCTAATAACTTCTCTGTAACTGCTGGTGCTGGTAATGACTCGCTGGTAGACACGCCTACACCGTATGGCACAGACACAGGTGCGGGTGGCGAGGTAAGGGGTAACTATGCAACTTTGAACGTATTGGCAAGACCACAAACAGGCGGTCAATATACTTTTTCAAATGGAAATTTAACAATTGTTTCGTCAGATGCTTTTCTAAGTCATGCGCCAGCAACTATTGCACTTCCGGCATCTGGTAAGTATTACTTTGAATACACTTGCACAAATGCGGGTGGTAGTTCACGGCGAGATGCAATTGGGTTTGCAAAAACAACTACTTCTGGCGTCTATTTAGGCAATACTGGCTCAATTGGATATGAATGTTTTGAGGGCAAAGTCAACAATGATGGATCTGTTATTAGCACATACTCCACATGGGACAACAACGATGTTGTGTCGGCTGCGGTTGATTGCTCAACTGGAAAAGTTTGGTTTGCAAAAAACGGGACATGGATAGGTAGCGGAAATCCATCAGGAGGCACAAATGAGATTGCGACTCTTAGCGATATAACTTCGTATGCTTTTGCGGTTGGAACGAGGGCTACTGGGCAATCTAGTTTCACAGTAAATGGCTCTGTCAACTTCGGCCAGCGTCCCTTTGCCTACACCGCACCATCAGGCTTTAAAGCACTCTGCACACAGAACCTACCG